CAACTTCGCGTGAGCCGCCTTGGCCCCGGAAGAGGTCGCCGGTCAGAGACTTTTGTCCCGTATCCACACCGTAATAGCCCACACATTTACCCAAGAGCACACCCGAAGCCGGGGCACCTGGGAGTGCAAAGTTTAGGTGAAGGTTATCCCCCACCACTTGTTTTACGTTTCGGATGTTTCTTCCGTTTACTGGGTCTTTGATTAGAAGACCTTGACCCTCACGGAAGTTAGCACCTTCACCGGAAGGCATCGCAAGCACTGTAGTGGTGGAGCCGCCGGTCACGTCGTACTCGACAGATTCAATGTCTTTTCCACCGAGAAGTGATTCAAGCAACACAGCCCAGTCCGGCTCTTGGCCTTCAACACCTGAGTGCCTAATATAGTGGTCCATCTGAGCATTGACTCGCTCAACACCCGGCCTACTTGCAGCGGGGGCAATCGTGGACCTAATTTCGAGATTCTCCAAGTTGTCCGACTCAGGACTAAATTCAAAGCCCGGTTGAAGCGAAACGAAATCTCCACTAGCGCTTGCCAGTACAGGCACGCCTTCCGTGGTTTCAATTCTCAGTGCTAGAACGCTAGCTTCGTTATTGATTGGTGCCATCTGTCCCCCTTAAATGTCCAAAGCTTCATCGTATTCCACCGCGATGATGCTTCTCAAAATTAAAATTCCCGTGTCCCCGTTTCTTAAGAAATTGAGGCCGTCATCACTCTCGTACATCACTCTTGAAGCGTTGGTGAAACCCACACTCTTCAAGTATGTGTTCGACTGCATGTGCTTTGCAATTACGATTTGGTCCTCAAAAAGTTCTTTCTCCCCAGTCTTGCGTTTATTCATCGCGGACTCTGACCTTTTATCCGCTCCGAAAATCTTTCGAGTAAGTAGTAATTCAAAATTACGATTCATCGTAAGCTTTGGAATCTCACGTCTTCCATTTGAACCTTCAAGAATGGTGATACCCCAACCCTTTTCCAAGTGTAGATTGTCACTATCCTCAGGCACGTAAGGATTGATGAGCTCTTTATGCTCAGGCAAAAGATCTTGAATAACTTCGTGCAGGTCATCGTAGATTGCTGAGATTTTAGTGCTCATCTTTCAGCAACTCCTACGGTGAGCGCCTCTTCAAACTTCTCGGTGCGCGCATTACGATTCACGTCTAAGGTAAAACGCTTGATTGAAAGAGAAGCATTGTACTCTTTCATCCGCTCAGCCCTACGCTCATCAAAAGCAGGTCCGAGCTCGACCATAATGTTGGCAAGCGTTTTCATTTGAGCGCCGTAAGATACATCGTCAAAAAGTAAAATCTGACCTGGGTGAACCACAAGTCCACGGCCTTTTAAATCGATGACCATTTGCTCACTTGCTGCAATAATTTCAGGAATCCAATCTGTTTTTTCTTCCCCACCCCAGGCTTCAAGGTAGTTATCCACCTCAGGCATGTGGGTTTTAAGGTCACTGGACATGCAGAAAGCGTAGGTGAGTCTCTTCCACTCAGTGCCGCTCGAAAGCGTTGCTGAGGATTTCACTCGAAGCCAGTAGAGATTATAAATTTTAAGAGTTTTAAGCTCGAAGGTGTCAGACACTTCAGAAGTGTCTTCGATGTAGTCCCACTCGTATTGTTTATCAGGAACGAATTGAATGCATCCCGATTTCTTAAAGCCTTCAGTGCCATCGAGTACGTCCACACAGGCACGCCAAGCTGAGCCGTCGAAATATTCTAAAGTGAGATTCGCACTGACTGTATTTAAAACGGTCATCCAAGCAAAGAAATTATTAAAGGGCATTTGCTGACCGATGTAGATGTAATCCTCACCTGTGGTCAGTCTTTCGGAGAAACCGCCGCCTGCGTCTTGCAGTTTATTTGAGATGTCCTGCAAGGCTCCGTTATTTGAATAAATTACTCGAATGTAGTTTCTCAGCATGGTTTTTAAAATGAGGAGTGGGAACCAGGAAACCCACTCCTCATTTCCTTGTGCTCGTTTGTTAGCTCAAATCGCCTACGCCGGAGCCAGGATTGTAGAGCTCCAGAATCATGCGGAGCTTTCCACCCGTGAGTGCAGCGGTACCGATGTTAAGCGCTGGCTTTTGCGAGTTCGCAGTAGATGGGACGCGATACGCTTTTTTCGCATCCGCTGTAGAATCCCACAGAAGAGCGCCATCTTTTTCGCCCGCACGAACTACTGAGTTCACGTTGGTGAGCGCGGCCATAGCATCGGCCAAGAAACCGTCAGAATCAGTGAGAGTTCCGAAAGTGAGTGTTGGCGAGCCGCTAGTCGTTAGTGCCTCTTCAGTCACCACTACTGCATCTTTCACCAAACATCCCTCAGGCAACGCTTCAGGTAGACCGTCGGCGGGACGCATTTGCAAGTCCCCCGTGGCTCCACCGTCTACGTCGTAATCCCACACGTATTCTCGAAATTGAACTTCACCTTTAAGCAACATGTTTAAAACCCCCTGTTAAAATTTTCTTTTCAAACTTCTTTTTGAGTGAGGCGACTTTTTCAAGCCGCCTCACGTCCCCCAAAACACATCTTTGCATTAAGCGCCGATGCGAATACCGCGAACTCCACCGTCGAGCACCTTGACGCCATATAGTTGGTCCATGCTGACCAAAAGGCCTAGGTGTTCGAGCATGTATTGCTCTTGAATTCTTGGACGAAGTTGAAATGCAATGCCCGCGTGAGACGAGTGGTAGAAATAGATACCGTTGTCGCTTGAAGGCACTACGTTAGTGCTGATGATATTGAACCCATAAGCTCTACCAATGAAACCAGTACCGGCAACGCCGCCTGGAAACATACCTGAAAGCTTTGCAGACTCGGAGCCGCTGAGCCATTTGTCAGCGTCCACGAAGTCATCCAAGTCCATAATCTCTTTTTCGTTGGTCGGATTTACCACGGCATAGAGTTGAGCATCCATTGGCACGTTCGCCTCACGAAGTACCTTACGGGCTTTGGTAAAGTCTTTCTTCGTTGGAGTAGAGCCAGTGGTGTAGGATTGAGTGCTCATCAATTTGATTTGAGCAAACAAATCCACGTCAACTTGAAGCGCGTGAGCCGAAGCCATTCTGCGCAGATACTCTGCAACCACTGGCACGTTGGCTTGGATGCTTGCGATGTCTTCCACAAGACCCTGAACCACGGCGTGCTCAGTAAATGGAATTTGGTCCCCAGTGAAGCTAAGTTTTTGCTTCAATGCTTTCTGACCCGCTTGTTTCTTGGTTACAGTGAAAGACCCAGCGTTTGGAATCTTTGCAGCGTTAGCGCCTTGTACTGCGAACTGAGAGTAGTCGCCCACAGTTACAGCAAGCGCACTTGCTTGAATGAGTTCGGTCTGGACAATAGACGCGATAATCTCCATCGACACTTCATCGATTTCGGCTACCGTTGTGATTTGATCGTACATGGTTTCCCCCCAAAATGGATTTTTGTTTCCTGACCCACCTCAGGGGGAATCCCAAAAATTATTTTTTGTGATGCTCCCTTAAGGCTGCCAATTTTTCGCTTTGGCTCATCTTTGAGAGGTCCATGCCTGAAGCTTTTCCAGCGGTGCGGGGGGCATCGTGATTTGCAGGCACCTTACCCTTACCCTTAAAGAAACCCAGGCTCTTGTACTTCTCAAAGAAGCTTTTCGCTTCCTCTTCTGCACCAAAAACCGTGTTGGTGTCGGGGTCAATGGACAAGTTTTTTACTGAAGCCAGCTTTAACGCATCGTCGAGGTACTTTTCATCGAGACCCAGTTTAAAGAGATGCTTTGTCAACGCATCTTTTTTTCTGTTTCCCGTTTGAGCTTCAGTCAGACCGTTGAGTTTCTCAGTTAGCTCATTGGCCTTTTTCACTTGTTGCTCATAAAGAGTCTTGTACTCATTCTTTTTTTCGAGGTCCTGCGTCTTCTGAGACTCAATGGTTTTTTGCAACTCATTGAGCTGATTCTGCAGTCCCTCAGTTTTCTGTCGATAATTGCCGAGCTCGCCCTTCAACTTATCAACAAAGTCCTGAGTATAAGTTTTGTCTTTATTGTCCCCGTTACCCCCGGACCCGCTGGTGCCCGAGTTGTCTCCACTGGTAGACTGGTTAGGTGTAGTCATTTTTCATTCTCCCTGTTTTGGTTTCCGTGTCAATACTGATTTTTCAAATTCTTCGGAGTTGCTTACGTACTTCATCCTGTACGGCTTTCAGCAGGACCCGAATCTCCCCCTGTGAAAGACTAAAAAAAGGTCTCCCATTTTCCTGCACGTATTGAGCAAGTTGCCTGACCGTTACACGCTTGCTCCACTTGTGCTTAGTGTTCGGAAAATAAAGGAGAAAACCATATCTTTGAATCTTGATTTGAATACTGTCGAGCATCTCACCTGTGAGTGTCAAATTTGATTTTGAAGGTGAGCCAAATTCCCCGAGTTTTGGCTTTCTGGCATTGACTGTAACTTTTTTGCCCTTTTTCTTTGTGGTGAAGGCGAAATTACCCTTTCGATACTCAATATACCGGGGGGATAGAGCCTTTAGAGTCTGTTCACTTCCGCTTGAAGGATTGACGCCCTTGCCGGATTTTGTACGCCGGTAGATGATTTGCCGTGCTTTCTCGGCTAGCACTTTTAAAAAGGCTTGCGAAACAATCTCCTTAACCGTAGAGTCCAAAGCTTTTGTCACTTTGGTGAAGTCTTTTGCCATTACTCAAGTCCACCCGAATCGCGTGCTTCCGCCGCCGTATCAAAATCAAAACTCTCATCTTGGAAATCTTTCACCGTGGCTTTTAAAATTTTGATTTGCTCATCTTGAGGTACACCAAAAAAGTCACGGCGAACTTTACGTAGACCCCCAGATTTTGAGCGCCTCTTGATTCCGTGAATGTGGCCATGTGCTTTTGCATTCTCATTCGCATCTGCAAATTCAATCGTGAGCCCTTCAGAGGTATTCTTCACTACCATGCTAGAAAGCATCTTTTCCGTAAGCGTTAGGTTTACATCCGAATCCGATTTACCGTAAATCTCAAACACCTTGGACTCAGTGTATGAGTCTGCATACTCCTCAAAAGGCTCACCGTTTTTATCCACGTTGTCCTTTTGAGTGCGGTTCACAATTTCATCAATGAGACGTTGACCGAACTCTAATTTCACTGAGCGATTCTGAAGAATAGGCGAGATGGCCCGCCTAGCCCTCGAATCACTGTAAGCTATTTTTAGAAGCCGTTGCAGGTTCACCTTGATTTGAACCTTCGGATACGCCATCCGTTTCTACCTCTTCACTTTCCTGGTTTTGGTCTTCTTGGGGCATCGACTGATTAAGCAGAGCTTGCTCTTCAATGATTTGGTCCCTTAGGTCTAGAATCTCTTGCTGAGTTTTTTCTGGGTAAATTTTAGCAAGGGACAACTCAAGAGTGGAAAACTTATTATCCATCTTAAGCTTCTCAGTCTCCACTACTTCTTTTTCAGATATTTGTGGTTTTGGGTCTGAGAATTGAATAGAAGCAAGAAACTCATCTGAAAAAGTTAAGTCCGCATACGCTGGGTCAAGCGCGCCTGCATCTTTCCACACGGGCACCATTACTTTTAGATTTTGGAAGAGCTGCTTCTCAGCATTTAGCAGCATTGCTCTTTGGTCTTGCTTGTCCTCAGTGGATTCCGTTGCATCTAAAATCTTAGCCACACCTGAGGCCGCATCACCGCCGCCTTCAAGTTTAAGTGACACGTTTCCAACTGAGAGATTTTTTGTGGTGAGAAGTAATCCCACCA